GTATCTGTATCCGAAGTCTTAGTGCCTCTACCTACAAGAGTCTTGTGCTTACCTCTTACCTTCCTTCTATAGGTATCACTTCCTCCCTTTTTATCTGGGAAACTCATGTGTTTATCTATTTGTACATCTACATCATCTCCATACGGAGTCCTTATTGCTCGTTTTTTTGAACCTCTAACTGCTCCCTTTTTACTCTGCCTATATGTATACGTATCCCCTGAACCAGATTTCGTTTTTTCCCCTTCCCATTCAATTCGCTTATCCTTGGGCAAATTTTTAATAGTGTTAGCAGACATATATAGAGAACTTAATGACTTGTCACTCTTTGGGATTTTTCTTCTTTCTGTTGGCATATTATTCCTTCCTATTCGCTGTATATTTTTTTGCGTTTTACCGTTGGTTTTCTGACATCACTAGCTTTACCACTCCAAGTAGATGTTTGTTCATGACCTATAACTCTTTTTTTAGGCTTAGGTTTAGGCTTAGGAGTAGGTTTAGCCGCCATTTTATATCTCTTTCTCCAACTTTCTACATCACCTCCCTCAACAACATTCTTTGCCATTGTAGCTACCTTATACTGTGACGATCCTGCTTTTCTCATAGAAGGCCCATACTTTTTAACCAGTTTGTCCATCCTTGGACTCCTGCCACCTATGGCTTTCTTCTTTTTAGGAGCGGCTTTAGGAGTAGTTTTAGGAGTAGTAGCTTTGGGAGCGGCTTTAGGTTTCCATTTTTTTACGTTTTTATACTTTTTTTCGTACTTTACTCTTTGTTTTTTTAACCAATCTTCATCACTTTGACTTCTTACATCACTTCTTGCACTTTGCTCAGTAGAATATTTTTTACTTGTAAAAGTAGTTCCATCCTTCTGTGTTCCAGTATATTGATAACCTTCCTTACCGTCTTTATCTTTTACTGTTTTAAAGCTATATTTTAGTGTAGGGGGTTTTTCTCTAGCCATTATAAACCTCTCTTTTCTAGGAGTCCTTGTGTTTCATTATCCATTGCTGTAGGATTCTTTCTTCGCTTTTTATGTTTCTTAGGTGCTAATTCATATTCTCCTTGGGCATTCTTTCTGACTTTTTGTGGTATTTGATACCCCAATGCTTTGGAACCATAACCATCTTTATCTACATATACCCCATGTTTATTCAAGGTGTACTTTTTATCACCAACCATTCTATAATTCGTTTTCTTCCATTTATGCATTACAGACTCCTATTGATTACAAAACCTGATTGGTTACGGCCCTCTGATAACGCTCCTGATGTTATACCTTCCATTGTACTCGCTTGTGCCACATTTTCCAAGAACTTCTGTCTATAGTATCCTGACTTCTCTACATTACGTTGCTGTGACTCTTTGAGGTATGCCCTCTCCATAGTACCCCACACTATACTCTCATGCCAATACGCATTCACCTGTGGAGATGTGGTATCCAATGCCAGTGAGTTATCCTTTGGTACGCCTCGTACCTTGAGTGACTGAAAAACCTTTGTTGTTGCATCCTTGTCTACATACAAGTCCTTTGTTGCCTTTGGTAATGGGTATATCCTGAAGGTGGAAGCAGTCCTGTTATTAAAGACTGCACCCTCTATTGGGCCGTTCTGCTCACGCCACCGGGGAGTGTTATCTGTTGAGGTTGCTATAGATGAGAATGCGTTTGGGTGAAAACCCATTGAGGATTCCAGCATAAAGTGTCTGCTTCCGCTGGATGAAGCTGCAGCATTTAACTCTGACTCTGTAAAGATATTTAGTTCTCTGCCGTTTATACTGACAGATACTATCTCTGCTAATGTGGAAGGAATTGTATAAGAGGGGCCAACCCTGAAGACAGAAACGCTGGAGTCGGTTACAGAACCGCTAGTCGTTATCTGATATGTAAAGGTTAGTGTAGTTGGAACAGCAATAATGAATGTCCCAAGGTACTGACTTGGAGCACCGTCAACAACATTAATAGCATCACCGTCCACGTATCCGTGTACAGAACTAAAGGTAACAGTTGCCGTCTTACTGTCTGCGGTAAGCACACCTGTCTTTGTTGCTTCCCCTATAACAGCTCCAGACGATCCATTAGTTGCGTAACCTTCTACTTGTGGGTACCGAACTCGTCTTGTAAATTCATTTAAAGCATCATTTATGTATGTGTTAAGTTCACCATCTGTCCAATGCTTATTTGCTGAATCCTGTAATGATGTTTCGACACGCTCTCTTATTTGCTTTCGATTCATTAATTCTGGTCAAGGTCAATCACCTCATGACGCTCTAATGCACCGTCTAAATCTTCCTTAGTTATTGGTTCAGATGCATCATCAAATTCGACACCTGCCTTCTGACCAGTCTTAGGCCATTTTTTAACTGTAAAAGTGAATCGTCTGTTAGACCTTGCGGTAAGACCCTGTGACAAATCCTTCTGGAAGTAATCGGTTGTAATAGCATCATTCAGTATGTTCATGTGTTGGAGAGGTATAATCCTGTCTGTACCCCTCGGTATAACTATTGTCCAATCTCCATGTGTCACTGGTACTGGCCCCATCTCAGTATTATCTTTACCGTACTCGATATTGATTACAGCATGACCTTCTGGAATAGCATTACCCTTTTCCCATTCGGCTGCCATCTTCATACCATTAGGGAGGATTACAAAACGACCCTCTCCTGCTGGTGCATAACCAGAATCCCTCTTCTGTTTAGGCAAACTTTCTGTTGGTAATAAACCACCTGCTATGGACATATTTTCTCCTTAATCTCCGTTGTTAAAAAGTGGGTGACCGGAGCCACCCACTACTGAATTATACTACTAGGCTAAATCTGCCTGAAGCCAAACTATATTGGCATCAAAGACATATTCAACCCACCAATGAAATACTCCTGCTGTCTGGGCAGCCCCAAGAACCAGCGTTCCAACTACTGGAACAACTTTTTCTCCTGAGTCTGACCATGCGGCGGTTGTACTTGGTGCATAAGTATATGTTGCAGAACTTGTCATTGTGGGAGGCATTCCCATAATTTCAACACCTGATGTTACAGCGGCATCTACAGTACCCCGTGATGGAGTTGTATATCCTGCTGTTTCTATGTCGACTGAAAGAGCATAAGCGTTAGGGTCGGCTGCTGCTGCTACGTTTACCATAGCTGCATCAGTCTGTAATGTACCTAAAGCATGACCAATTTCAAATGTATTATTACTTGAAGTGGTTGTTGCAGCATCACTAACTATAACAGCAAAACCGCTAATACGTGCTTTTTCTGGGACAAAGAGAACACGCTGATACGTGGCTATTGCCCATGTTTGACCGTCTGCAAAGTTGATTGTGTCAACCTTGCTCATTTGAGGTGAATTGACAATATTAGTTTTAATAGAGTCCATAAATTTTCCTTATTTAATTGTGAAGCCCCTCCCATTAGAAGGGGCTGTTTATGTTATGAAAGTTTAGTACAGGCTACTTCCAATCTGTACATCCATAAATCTTGGAGGATAATACAGGAATAGAATGTATCCCACGCAACCGTACCACGCTGTCCTAGTGGATCACCGGGGCCGGGTTTCGGCATCACGACTTTTGAGCGGAGTGAATCCATTCCACCTAAAGTTGCACAACCAATAGCGTCCTCTGCGAAAATCAGTATAGGATAAACATCAGAGTTTGTTCCAGTTGTAGATACACAGTTTGCAACACCATTAGTGTCACCTGCATCTTTAAATGGAACTGCTTGAGTTGTGGTAATAAAACGTACTCCCTCTACTCCACCAATCTCACCTTCAATTACATCGCCTTGATCAGAGTAATTCTCCACGGATACGAAACCCGGAAGTGCCTGAACATCCTGAAGAAGGTCAGGGTGGCAAATTGCAATATATGATTCACGGATTGGCTCTGTAGCAATACCAACAGAAGCCTTTAGCTTACTTTTTAGCTTAATAGCATCGTTGTTCTCAAGAGCACGGATAGCTGTTTGTAGTGACGACAATGTCTGAGTCCCTGTGGAGGGATCATTAATAGTCGGTGCAATTCCACCAATCGTGAAATCAACATCTGAACGTGCTGTTGCAGATGTTCCTACATATTTAACTGATGTACCAGCACGGAAGACTTTGAAGCTGAGAAAGTCAATTGTCTCACCAGCCTGTGTTGCCTGTCTTTCGCTGATAATTTTTAAGACCGGGTCTGCTGCTACCGCAAGCTGTACATCCGTGGTATTCACGTATGATCCATACTGCTTTAAAGTATGCATCAATGTTGTATGCTCAAGACTTGAGAAGTCCGGTGTTACACCTTCAGCAATCGGGGTATCCACAATTGGGAACCTTTCATACCTGCGGTGTCTAATCTCTAACCCCTGTTTTTGGGGCTTCGTTTCCTTTTGTGCAAATTTCGCAAAAGTCAACAGTCGCTTCGCAATCGGAAGCATTTTTTTCTGGATCGTAAACGCATCATTCTTACTGAGATCACCATAAGAAGAGCCACTGATTGTTCCAGTTCCTCCATATGCTGCCATAGTTACTCCTTATAATAGGTTATTATTCGGGAATTGCTTCCCATAATTCATCATCGGACAAGTTGTCCAAATTCTTAGTTTTCACGGGTGCGGAATTACCTAAAAGACCAGTCGCTGCTGCCCTCTTAGCCTGTCGCTTAGTACTCGCTTTATCTTGTTTCTCTTCTTCTATAGGAGGTCTCCACTCTGCTTGACCCGCTTCGGTGGAAAGGAATAACTGCATAACGGAGGCATGATCGATTGGGTCTGTTGACTCAGTCATCATTTTTGTCATGGCTGGACTACCTAAAACAAATGCTTGAAAATCAACATCTTTGTCTATAGCTCTGTAGTCCTCTCCTACATTATCATTCATATAATCTTCATGATAATGTAGAAATTGCTGGTAGTTCTGTTCTTTGCCCTTATCTTCTAAATTTTTTAACCGCTGTTGAGCCTGTATGGTGGCTTCTGATAGGGTAGTACCCTGCTTTGCCATCTCATGCTGAATCATCTTGCGGAATGTAGAAGACAGTTCACTGAACTCCTCCATTGTCTGCTTGTCCTCCTTATCAAAGAAGGCATCTGCATCAGCAGGATCAACTTGGGGTGCTTCCGATTCTGGAAGTCCTCGTTTTACTCTGTCTAATGCTTGTTCACGCTCGACATCCCTGAGTCGTAACTCACCGAGGTCTTCACGCATTCTTGCAGACTCTTCATTCCTTTTATGAAACTCCTTCTCTAAATCCTTGTAACGAGCTTCATAGTCATGCTGTGGTTCTTCAGGCTCTTCATCATCTTCGGTCTCATCTTCTTCTTCTTCTTCAGGTTCCTCTTCCTCTTCTTCTTCTTCTTTCTGAGGTGTACCCTCCGATTGAGAATCTCCTTCGGCTTCTTCGTCCTGACTCCAAAGTTCTTCGTCTAAGGCTTCTGAATCTTCAACTTCTTCAGATTCTTCTTCCTCTTGAAGTACCTCTTTCTCTGACATATAACTCCTTCCAATGTCCCGTTATACTACGTTTACGGATTGGTTAATAAATAAAACCCTGCCCTAAAGGTGTGAGGGTTCTCCTGTTATATTACTTTGGTTCTGCAATGTCAAGCATTTCTTGGTATGCCTGAATTTTTCCAATAGATACATTATGCCTTGAAACTGACTCTTGGTCAACTAATTGTTTCATTTTAATTATATCATATGTATCCTGCATCCTCTTTTCAATCATTTCTTTGTAAATTTGCCAGCCCGGAGACTGGGATAACATCCTTAGTATGTCACTCTGGGGCATTTTCTGCAAGCTCCCTTCGTCTTATATCTTCTCCACTTGGGCCTCCTGCTAATCTCTCCATAGCAGGTTCTGCCATTCGTTCAGGTACATTCCCAAAATCAGGTGGATTTCCTCCGGGGGCTGGTTGCTGTTCTCCTCCAATACCGGGTAGTTCCTGTTGTCCCTGTTGTTCCTGTTGTCCCTGTTGTTCCTGTTGTCCCTGTTGAACAGCCTCCCTAGCTACTGCCTCCTCTTGCTCTACCATATTCTCTTGCTGCTGTAAGACCTGATCCCTCTCATTCTCCATCTGCTCACGCAAAAGAACACTATTATTTTCTAAGTTTGCTGGATTTAATACGTTCCCCTGTTTTACAAGTTCTAATCTCTCCTGCATTTCTAACTTACGCTGATCCTCAGATACTTTCTGCTTTTCCATCAACATAATCTTGTTCTGATCAACTGCCATAGAAGCCTGAGCCTCTTCTTGTATCTTCTGAGACTGTAACTGTTGCTGGGCTTGAGCCTGTTGCATTGCTGCCTGTTGCTGGGCCTGAGCCTGTTGTTCCATTTGCTGCTTCTGTGCATCCTGCTGGGCTTGCATCTCCTCTGTAACTTGTTTTTCTGTCTTTACAACTTTATCAGGTTCCATGTTAAATGCTCGTAACAACGGTCTCGTAAATGCCTCCTGCTTGAGGTACTGCTTTATTTCTGGCATCTGACCAACAACCTGCAAGAAGTTTATCAGTTGTGTGTTGTGTACCTCCTTGGCTACATACTGTTCATATCCTGTTGATATGGCTTCATAGTCTCCCTTAATTGTTGAATCCATAGAGTCCACCATCAGCCACCTGTATATCGCCTTTACATTCTTGGTGATCATAACTGAAACTGACCTGACTACATCTGCCGTCTGCCTATTTGCATTGCTATTCAGGATTGACATTCCTGTCGCCGTCTTAGTCTGTGAAGGTGATTGATCACCATACCCTATACTGGTTTGACCTGAATCTAAGTCTGCTTCACGTTCAAGTTGTGAAAATAGCTGAAAACCCTTTTGATGATACTGT